GCATACACACCCAACAGAAGCGACCCTTCGTAATCCCATTCAGCTAATAACGCAAAAACTTCCATATCAATTACTCCGATAACCACTTTTTGATGGAACCATACTTAAGGTCGAGACGATACTCAAGAGATTCCCAACCATAGAAGCGCATTTCTTCATCATCAATGCCTTCTGCTTCACAGATAATGGCGACCGCTGCCGCATTATCAAAGCAGTTCTTGACCAAACCCATGATGCCGTCTACACGACAAACGAACTCAGCGAAGTTGCGATCCTGACGAATCTTTTCTTCGTCGATCTGCACAGAGAGTATACCGACGAGACGCTCGTATTCAGCATCAAATTCCTCGGTTGAAGAAAAAGTAACATCACGAGGGCGGAAACCATACACATCTTTGTGCAGGTCTGAAAAGATGCTACCATCCTTGGAGTTGGTAGCGGTATTAATATCTCTAAGTGTAAGCATTTCGAATCACCTTCTCATCAACTACTCTTTCTTTATAGCTGATTCGCGGGCAAATGTCAAGTGCTAAATTTTATACACCCACTGCGCTACGATATGTATCTAGGATCATATCTTCTTCTTGTCTGACATGTGCTTCCAGCTTACGAAGGCGCACAATCTTACGAACGGCCTTGGTATCAAAGCCTTCACCCTTCAATTCTGAATAGACTTCCTTAAGATCAATTTTCTTTACATCAATCTCTGCTTCGATATTTTCGATACGTTCGATGAACAGACGAAGTTGGTCTACTGCAATAATATCACTCATTATATAACCTTTCTAAAAATGGATGCCCCTCTAGGATTCGAACCTAAATTGACGGTATCAAAAACCGCTCTCTTACCTTTAGAGGAAGGGGCATTGGTAGGGATGGTGGGACTCGAACCCGCACTGGAAGGATTTTAAGTCCTTTGTCTCTGCCATTGGACTACATCCCCAAACTGGAGGAAGCGGTGGGATTCGAACCCACGGTACCTTGCGGTACGACAGTTTTCAAGACTGTAGGTTTCAACCGCTCACCCACGCTTCCGATAAAGACTTCTGAACTCTTTAAAAATTTTCTGGTTTATATGGGTCGTAAAATCTTCCCCACATCCAACCAGATGGTAGTATGAAAGTCAGCGGGTCTACCAAATGCGTTTTACCGCTTGGGTCGACACACCACTTTCGTCTTCTGTGTCTCGCTTTCATCGCTATGAGATTGCGAGTTTCCCATGTTTGGTGTCTACCATACATAGGATTGTTTTCGTTGCGCCTTGTTCCTCGCATCTTGCGCCGAATTTTGGCCTTAGTTTCTTCTTTCAAACCGCCCCAATTAGGGTTGTTGCTTCCACTTAACGCTAGAGCAATCTTTCGTTTATGCTCTGGTGTTAAAGCCGGTATCTTCTTTCTACTGACTTTATCACGAAATGTCAACCCTTTTTTTAAACTGTCTGCCTTTTCTCTGATATATTCGATATTAGAGTTTTGTAGCAAAAGTTCTCTGGGTTTCGGTACCTGTTCGGGATCCTTAACTAACCAGATTTCGCTTTTGTGTTTAAAGAGGAAGTATCTCACTTATAACACCTTTATCCAGCAATGTCAAATCATGTTCGCGGTCAATATACTTAAATTCAACATTTACCGGTATAAAATCACTTAGAGCCAGAAATACATCATTAACGTTCAGCTTTGAACAGGTATAGACATCCAGTTGCATCAATGCAGGGTTTACTTCATCCCACACATGCATAGCAATATGGCTAGTTTCGATAATGGTTACCGCTGTCAAACCTTGATTGCCTATCATATCAGAATAGACGGCATATGGACCCATAAGTATCTTCATATCAATGTTAGCGACCAAAAGTTTCATCCAGTCCTGAATTGCTTCTACGCATTTAGGTGGATTTTTTAATTCTGCACGAATGATTAGATGCTTATGTTCCAGAATTGCGCCCATCAAAGTATCTCCGTTTGAAAGTTTGAGAACAGTTATTTATTAGTGTTACAAACCCCAAGGTTTTTTTACACCCCAGGTTACTGGAATCTGTTGTCCTCTAACAAATATTTTCGTTATTCTTAGGAGATACTCTCGGGCTTTTTTGATACCTTCTTCTTCTTAACCTCGGGCTTTTTCCAACCAGTAAGAAAACTATCTAGCACATCGGCAAGAGCAGGATAAACATCTAGAATTGTCTTATCTTTTGCCGCATCCAAAAGAACTTGTTCGTCAGGATGAACACCCTGACAAATCTGCATCCAGATTTCTTCTCGGCGCCACTGAGCGACATTTGCTGCGCTGCCATTAGGAAGAAGAGTTAGAATGCGTCTAAATTCCATTGTGATAGTGGTGTCAGACATACCAGATGGTAGTCCTTCATTCTTAATGGGTGTCTTACCATCAGGTAGATTATATGGTCCCTGTTCATATCCTACGCCCCAAGCTAGGAAACGCATAAAAATAGAGTTGCCAAGAGAGACTGCCCGAACTCGTTCGCGCAATTCGTCTACTTCCTTTACCTCTGTTACCCAATCTAGGGCTTCATTGATATACTTAAACTTTTTAGGTGGTAATCTTGTTGCCATCGCTAATTCTCTTTCTCAATTCAGTAGTGCTAAAGCTGTGCCTGCGACTATTGTAATAAACTTCCATATCTAGTTCGTCACCAGTAAACCGCTTACCGTAATAATCTTGGCCAATGATGCGAACATCCCAGTCATAACATTGTAGTATATTTAGCAAGTCTTCTTCCGTCGTATATGGAATGATATCGTCCACATACCTACAGGCTTGCACCTGAATATACCGTTCTACCAGAGATTGAACGGGTTTGTTCTTCTCTGGGCGGTCAATCGTTGGGTCAGTCTGTAACGCTACAACTAATCGGTCACACTGTTCTTTGGCTTCTTGCAGCATAAGAACGTGGCCCGCGTGAAACAGGTCAAAGCAACTGGCCGTGATGCCTACTCGCTCGTCGGAACTATTAAAATTCATCGATCAAATCAATCATCTGTTTCATACGGTTTGCAATAAAGTAGTTTAGGAGACCACTGCGGTCTCCACCTTTCTGCTTCTCATAACTATCTATAACATCATTTTTGATGTCTTCAGGAATACGCGACAGGTCAACCAGTTCGCGATTGCGCTGGAAGTTGCGCCACATTTCATCACTGGTGATGAAGTCTTCTGGCTTCTGGTGTTTCCACTCAGCAACCTTATCTTTCTTCATGGGACGCTGGCGTGAACCAGTGACGAACGTATCATCATCTGATAGAATGTTAGGAACACCGTCACCCTTATCACCCATGATAATGTGTTCCATAAGAACTGCGGCAGGGGGTTCTGTTATCTTAACAAACTTCTTTTGAACCGGAGCATACTGCTTGACGTTCGACCACTTCTGCAACTGATTGAAGTCATGGTCACCAGAAAGAACGAGAAACGGCTCTGCACTGGGCAGAAGGCCATCGACATTCGAAGTTTGACTATATTCTGCCAAAACACCTATTACATCATCTGCTTCTGCGCCGTCAACATCGATGACAGGATACGGAAAGTGTTCTGACAACTCTGCACGAACCTGGTGCAATGCTTCGAAGATGGAATTCCAATCAAAGCCACTGTCTGCACGGCTCTTCTTACGATTAGCCTTGTAGTTAGGGAAGAACTGGCGGCGCCAGTAGTGGCGATTATCACATGCAATAACAATCTCACCAAACTCTGGTCCGAACTTGCGCTTATAAGAACGGATTGAATTGATAATCATGTGACGAATCAGAGGCAGATTGACCTCTATATCACGGCGACCACCAAGTTCTACCATCATATTGCTAATTGCTACCTGATTAAAATCTACTACAATCATTCGCTCACTCCAGTCTTATTTAAGATTTCGCGAATGTCATCCAACAGATTGATTTCTGGACAATGAACGCCAGCTTGACGCATAAACATACCCTGAATCATAACAGCAATCACGGCGGCGTCCCCAGTAATATTGTCATCTAGCTTACCCAGCTTCTTATCTGCGGCTCTTAGAATGCCGTTCATACAAGCAGCGGCAAAAGCCTCAGCTTCCTGATATGCAGCATATTCAGTAGCACCTTCAAGAAAGTAATTGTAGGATTCCAAATCCTCTTTTGTGGGCGGTGCCGCACGAGGTCGAAGATATGTAATGTTATCATTATCTGACATTAAAAGACTTTCAAAATTAAAGTTGTTGCCGTGAGTCGAGGGCGCACATTCGCATTCTTACTTTTAACAGAAGAATACCATTTTGTCAAGTCTTTTTTAGCGGTCGCAGAAAATGCAGGAATCTGTTCTTCTGGCTTTCGAAGCAATTTGCAACTGGACATGGCCTCATCATAACCCACGAGAGATGCACCTTTTACAGTGATGCCGCCACCGACTGGACTATAATACTTGGAAATCTTGCGGGTCTTTGTATCGAACGCCCAGATTTCGCTACAGTTAAGAAGGTTGATGGGGTCAACGCTCTTGCCGAACTTAGGGTCTTCTACCAAGAACTTGACTGCCCGTACCAGTTTAGTTTTATCTTTGGGCTTCTTACTGCGAACCTTGGCAACTTGCTTACTAACATAAGCCTTCTTGAGGTCATTGACATAACCTTCGATAAGCTGGACAATCTTCTTGATGAGTGTGATACCGGGGAAGGGGAAAGAATCCATAAACTCTATCTGTTCTTCGGTCAAAGTCTTTCTATCTGTCCGACGAAGTTCCAGAACTTCTGAATATTCTGCCAGAAGAGGCTGGAGCTTATCAGCACAAGCCGCATACTGCTTATCATTCATCTTATATGGCATTAGAATCTGAGCCATGTTCTTATTGTCTTCGCCAGTGATAAGATTTTCGATTTCATCATTTACAAGAGACAAGATGTAGGTAGAAGCCAGTTTAACGGGCTTGACTATCTTGATCACAGGAGCGGCAACAGGCTCATCATCGTCATCTGACTTGATTCGCTTGTTTGCCACTTCCTGAATCTTTTCCCAGATGCGGTTCTGGTGAACCTCGCTTACTGGGAAACCACGCATGGCAATTCGAGCCGTGTTGGCATAGGTTCTAGGTAGAAACTTATCTGGTACCTGACCGACCGTCTTTAGTTTCTCCTTATCGGTTTTGAACCAATCGGTGAGAAAAGCGCGGCAGTCTTTGGCATCTACAATATAGTTATACCAGTTAAGAGCATTGCTAAATTCGCTTTGATAGTTTACAGGTTCGTAACTATCGGCCCAGATAGGCTCGACACCGACGAACTTCGACTCAGCAACAGGTACCTTAAGTTTATACATAATCACTCCTTGTCAATATATCTCATTATACGATATATCAAGGTATTTGTCAACCCTCAAATTTTACTGAAATTACAGTATCATAGCGAAAAGAACGCCATGCATTCTTATCGAGGTCCCATACGGCCAGCGAATCAGTAGGACCCTTTTTCTGAACGGCTTCTTCTAGTTCGGTCTGCTTGGGAAGCACAGATTCCTGTAGAGTGCAACGCATTACCCGCTCATCACCATTCTGCTTCGTAAAAGTAACTGTGCCTACCTTAGCACGAAGGTTGTTTGTAAGGTCTTCGCGCATTGCTTCAACGTCGGTCATCATTTCACATTCTCCTAATATTTTTTTCATCAACTATAATTTGACCCCTTGCATTTCGGCGAGGAGGATCTGGCATAGGAACATCATGAGTAGAACCATGCTTCTCAAACTGAAAGAAGTCTGGAACTTCTGGTATAAGGGCTTTTGGTTTCTGCTTACGTGTTTTCTTAGCTTTTGGCGTCTCGGTTGGAGCTTTCGGTTCATCCACTTCAACTGAGACAATATTCACTATATCTGATTCTTCTCTTTTTGTCAACCCTAAAAATGTCATATTTGCTGCAATTATCAAAAGAATTGCCAGCGGGTCGAAAACAAAGATAAGAATGATAATCATCATACGGACGGCCTTGTCGATGGTGGCATTATCACCACTACCGTAGAACAGTTCCGCTACGTATTTGATTGGTCCTACTTCCGCTTCGAGTATGAGGTTCTCTGTTTTGAGCGGTATGAGATTAGTCTCAATAGTCTGAATGTTTGCAGCCGCAGCCTCAATTTCCTTATTAAGGGCCGCGCGTTCTCTCTTTTGTCTATTTCTAATGAAATTAGCATCGAGGATATTTTCGCTAGTAGTGAGTCGGTCCAAAGTATCCAGAGATGTTTGTGCATTCTTTAGTCTCCTTTCAGCCGAAGTCTTCTGACTTTCTAATTGTGCGATTTGCAATTGCGCTGAACCACCAACAGTGGTGTGTTCAATATGCGCTTTACTTAGATAGCCGAATACACCCATGCTGGTGATGAACGACAAGACTACCACTGCTATCGTAAAGTATGTCTTCAATAGTCTGTTGGCAATCTTCCAGTTACGATACACCCAACTTGCTGTTACAAGTTTAGCTAGTTCTAAGACAATTCCCATAGCAGCGATTGCAATAGGTGAAGCAGGAAAGATGGCCATCAAACCTAATATTGAAAAATAACCGGCTACACTAGTAATCGCTAGTGCTACCAGCATCAAGAGGGCTGCGAAAAACATCCAGGTCTCCAGTCAGGTAACTTTAATTCTTTCAAGTGCGATAGTCGTAATCTAACATTCCACATGTCATTGATACACCGATCATCAAATCGATACTCCCATTGTAGAATATGCTCGACTGCTTTTGCGTGAGATTTACCCGCATATTCCGCAACAACTTCTTTGCGCATTTCGCCTTCGTAGTTAGTAACATATGTAGAACTACCAAAATATTTTTCAAATAGTTTATCAGTCTTACATGAATAACCAATATAGTATTTGCCGTCGTCAAAGTAGGTGCAATAAACTCTATGCACTTTCTTTGGCAACGGCTTCTTCTTTTTAATAACCATTAGTTCACTCCAACGTGTGAACTATTTATTCGTCCTCGTACCAGTCATCAAATTCGAGGTCTTCTTCGGCTATCTTGGTTCCACAAAACGGACAGTATTTAGTTTTGTAGTATTCTTCATCCAATTCATGCTCTACCAAAAACACGGCATCGCATGAAAAGCATTCCTGTTCTTCCATTATGCTGCTCCCCAAACACTTTCCCAAGTTCCAGATAGCGCGCCCTTGGCGTAATCGGTAGCACGATTTTCAAAGAAGTTGGTGTGAGTGGGTGCATTAATCATTTCTTCAACCCAAGGCAGTGGATTTTTCTTGACTTTAAAAATACCCTTCATACCAAGACTAATCAATCTGCGGTCACAGATGTAACGAATATACTTTTTAACATCGGCTTCTGTTAAATCTTCCATCTCACCCATGGAGAATGAAAGTTCGATGAACTTGTCTTCCAGCTCTACCATCTTTTCTGCGATGGTATATATGCTAGACTTTAGCTCGTCATTCCAGATATCTCTATTCTCTTCAACATATGACCGGAACAACTTAATCATCGACTCGGCGTGTTGCGTTTCATCAACGATTGACCAAGTAACAATCTGGCCCATTCCCTTCATCTTTCCGTGGCGGGGAAAGTTTAAGAGCATGATGAAGGATGAGAACAGTTGCATACCCTCAGTAAACGCCGAAAATGCAGCAATATTAGTAGCGATAGTTTCAGGTGTTGCGCCCGCATTCGACAGGCCTAAGAAGTAATCATGCTTTGCTTTCATTGAATCATACTCAAGAAATTCTTGATATGTCGTTTCAGGCATACCCAGAGTTTCAATAAGATGTGAGTAGGCTGCGACATGTAATGCTTCTCTGGCAGCAAATCCCATAAGCATCATACGAATTTCAGGTTGAGGAAAATATGGTAGATAGTTGTTTACATAACCGCCCGCAACATCGATATCGCCTTGCGTAAAGAAACGAAAAATATTAGTGAGAAAGTGCTTTTCACCATCAGTGAGCCGCTTTTTCCAATCGTTGACATCTTCAACCATTGGAACTTCAGTGTGAAGCCAGTGCGACTGTTCGTGCTTCAACCAAGCATCATATGCCCATGGGTAATTGAAAGGTTTAAAATAAGAACGTTCGCTTAAAAGATTAGACATTATACCTCCGATGCCCATTTGATTAGATCGTCATAACCACCAACATGTTCACCGTTAACCCAAATCTGGGGCACAGTGGTAACGTTAGGAAGTTGTGCCGTAATGTCTTCCCAGACACAATCTTGGCCAACTACCATCTCAGTATATTTAATATCCATACCCTGCATAAACTCTTTTGCTTTTACGCAATATGGGCAATCTGGTTTTGATACTATTTGTGCAAAATATTGTGTCATTCGTTTACCCTTCGCAAGCTATACAAGCATCGCCATCAATCATTGCCTTAAAGTCGATTTCTTTAATCGCTTCACGTTCAATGCGCTTCGATACTTTATCTGCCTTACCAATCTTTTCGGAGCGGCAGTAGTATAGAGTTTTTAGACCCTGTTTCCATGCGAGATAGTGTACCGCATGAAGATATTTTATATTAGCATCTGGACGGAAGAATAGATTGAGAGACTGTGCCTGATCAATAAACTTCTGTCTGTCTGCCGCGTGTTCAATGACCCACCGTTGGTCAATTTCCATCGAAGTTTTAAATACTTCTTTGGTTATTGCATCCATCCATGTAAGGTGCTGCACAGAACCATCGTTGGCGATAATCGAAGACCAAGTCTCGTCATACCAACCATCTTTGTGATTTGCAGCTTCTATATTGATAATAAAGTCAAGGTATTTATTCTTATTAAGGAATGAACCAGATAATGTATCTTGACGATATGCGTTTGCTCTCCATGGTTCAATCGATGGACTGGTATTGCCCATGATGATGGATGAAGATGCATTAGGCGCAATAGCTTGCATGTGACTAAAACGGCGACCCGTACCAGCAGCATCAGGTGCTTCGCCTCGTTCTGCACCAAGTTCTAAATTCGCAGTATCTAGACGGTTCTTGATATGCTTAAACATACGCATATTGGTACCCTTAGCAACAGCCGATTCCCACGCAATTTTCTTACGTTGAAGGTAAGCATGGAAGCCCAGTGCGCCAATACCAATCGAACGTTCGCGCTTGGCAGAGTAGATTGCTCTCGAAACTTGCTTTGGTGCATTATCAATAAAATACTGTAGAACATTGTCAAGCATCTCTGCCATGTCTTTCAAGAACAGAGGGTCCTTGGACCATGCATCATAGTATTCCAAGTTAACCGAAGACAAGCAGCAAACAGCCGTGCGTTTTCTATCGGTAGGAAGGATGATTTCAGAGCAGAGATTGGATTGATGTATCTTTAGGCCCAATGCCTTCTGAAAATCTGGCAACGCACGGTTCGAGGCATCGATAAAGTGAATGTAAGGCTCACCTGTCATCATTCGAAGTTCGAGTATCTTCTGCCAAAGTTCCTTAGCAGAAACAGTATCACGAATTTCACCTGACTTTGGATCAGTCAGATTCCAGCTATCATCAGTATCATCATCTGCCATGCAACGTTCGATGATTTGCATGAAATCGTCGGTGATATTAATTCCATGGTGCAAATTGAGCGCCCGCATATTCGGGTCACCCGTCGGTTTTCTCATTTCTAGAAAAAGCCCAACATCAGGGTGAGAAATATCCAGATAAGCAGCATAAGAACCACGACGAGTGCGACCTTGACGGTAAGCCATAGAAGAAGCATCATAAGTGCGAAGGTGAGGCATAACGCCAGTAGACTTATCATCTGCGGCGCGAATACCAAAACCAATACCAACGCCGCCACCAAGCATAGACAACCAGTTAGTTTCTGAAAGATTTTCAACTAGACCCTCCGCAGTATCATCAATGAAG